CTCAGCCAGCACCCACGCCTCAAAGAACCCAGTGCCGTGGTAGCGGATCTTGGCGTGCCTGATCTGCGTGCGGCCGGCGTTGCCCGGCACCCGGCCGCCACCGGCATCGCGGTAGAGCTTGAACCGTGTGAAGCGGTAGAGGAACTCGTAGGCCTCGCCGAACCACACCTCTTTGTTCCGCCAGTCGCCGCGGGCGGTGATGTATCGGCCAGCCGATGCCTCGCCCAACAACACGCCACCGTTTTGGCCATCGGCGTAGGCAGACCACGCCTGCGTCCGCGCCTGGATCTTGTACGGCAGCCTCCACCGAGTTGTCTGAGTGTCACGGTCGTACTCGCCGCTCTCCACCCGCACCGCAACGGGCGAGGCATTGGTGGTACTGACCCTTCGATCGAGCAGCAGCGACGGGTGGCCGTCGGTGACAGGCGCCTTGTCCGTCACTGACATCTTCTCCAGCCACACCCCGTCATCCGGGTACTGGACCACCAGGTAAAGCGTTTCCTGCACGCAGACGATCTGGAGGATGCGTTGGGCGCCGTTCAGCCTCCAGTGGCTCCAGCTGCTCTGCTCGCGCTGAGTCCCCTCGCCAGAGTTGCGGTAGAAATACTTGAACACATAGATCAGATTGCGGTAACCCGGCTTGGCTGAGATCGCAAACCACGAATAGCCAATGTCATTAGCAGCGAGGCGGATGACCTCGCTGGGGATGTAGCTGCTGACATAGCTGGTCAGGTCAGAGGCATCTGCCACCAGCGCCGTGCCAGCGCCGCGGATGCTGAACTCCCTGAACTGTGACCACTCACCACTGAGCTGGCAGAACACAATCGCGCCAGCCACCGGCACTGGCCTGACGTCTGGGTCGATCTCGTATTCAGTGAGCACTGTGATCTGCGCAGTAGCAGGCGTCAGCGATGCCGCTGTCGTGTTGAACCTGAACTGAATCTGATCAGCAAAGATGATCAGCTCATCCTGGTATGGGATGGCATGGCGCAGCACTGCTACCCGTGGGTTGGTTGCAGTCAGATCAATCGGGTCCGTGTCGAGAACCGCAGTCGCGGTCTCGGGGAAGAACTCAAAGAAGTCCTTGGTGCGGCTCAGCACAACATTCTCGTCAGCCAGAAACCCAAGGCGGTTCTTAAACACGAACACGTCTTGGATGGGGTGACCAATGAAGCTGGGGTCCGGCGCTGAGTCGAGGTTCCCTGCGGTGCGCTGGCCCCACTCGGGGATGGTCACCCCTGCGGTCACGCTGCCGTCTGCAGGGCCGAACCAGAAGCTGCCGCCAGGCCGCCGCACAAGGACATGCGGCATGGTCGCCGGGTCGATGCGGTACTGCAGGCCCGGCGCAACTGTTTCCTCCCATGCGCCTTCTCCAAAGGCGCCGGCGCCATCACGGGGCCGAAAGCTGACGTGGTAGCCGTCAAAGCGGTTGCTTGGGTCGCCAATCACTTCCACCTGATAGCCCCGCGGCGCTGTCGCTGGCAGCTCAGCAAACGCTTGCACCGAGGTGGTGATCGCCGTGATGTCGGTGTTGGCGCGGGCGTCGGTGGCCTCCACTGTGATGGGGGCATTGCTCCGAATCCAGAGCACAGAGCCGCGGCGGCTGATCTCAACTCCGCTCACGCCGAGCAGCGCCGTGCGCAGCTGAGCCGCAATCTCTGCTGCCGAGATCCTGTTCTCGGTGATCACCCCACCAGGGTCCACCACCACGGCCTGCACAGCGGTTTGCACCGTGGCCAGCGTGCCGTTGAGGTTCACCTCGTAGGTCTGCCCATAGTTGGCAGCCTTCACCCAGACCAGGCACTCATGCGGGTATGGCCGTGGGCTGGATGGCGCTACATCAGGCGCCATGGCGGGCGCCGCCTTGGTGTTGCTGATGAAGGTGTAGTCGGCGATCGTCGCAGCGCGCAGGTCGCTCCTCGCGCTTTCTGCCGATGACAGGTAGCCGTAGCCGCCTGGCGCGACCACGTTGCGTTCAGCGCCGCTCAGCAGGTCATAGACCTGGATGCCGGTGCGGCCGATCACCACCAGGTACTGCTCCTGCTGATCCCGCTGGATCTGATGCAGCGCCACGTCACCCAGCGGATCGACAGTGATCTGCGCAATGGTCTGGGTTGGCTCGCGCTTGCGCAGGCCCTCGGAAAGGCTGCTCATGCCATTGATCTGCCTCTCGCCCTGCGACGGATCGCGCTGCGCATCGGGCTGCTGGCTGATGCCCTGAATCAGGTTGGGGATGAGGTAGCTGACCAGGCTCACTGGAACACGCCTCCCAGCAGGCGATCCGTCAGGCCCTCGACCGGCTGGAAGGTGGGGAACCGCCGGCGGCCGGTGATCATGTTCGGGGCCTCCTGAATGTTCTCCACCCGCAGCAGCTCAATCAGCGCCTGCTGCTCATCAGCCAGGGTGTACTGCACCCCGCTGACGTCGCCGATGGTGCGGGCGCTGAACACCCGTGCGGCGCGGATCAGCGCCCAACGGTTGTAGGCCTCGGGGCACTCGTCCCACGGCAGCAGCCAGACCACATCCGCCATCAGTTGCGGCAACTGGATCTGGTAGCTGCGGTTCTCCTTGTCGTAGACCTTCAAGCCGCGCAGCTGGTAGCGGTGCTGGAACTCGTAGGGGTCCGGCTGCCAGCTGATCACATTGGGCGGCAGCACGATCTCGCCGCTGCTGCTGCGGTTGAAGGGGTAGGCCCGCTCGCTGTTCCAGCTCCACCCCCGGGTCTGCCCCTCTTTGTGGAACTCAAGGATGGTCGCTTCAGCAGTGCGCGCTTCGAGCACCTGTTGGTTGTCGAGCGTGGACACCGGCTGCTCGCCAATGTTCATCAGCGCCACGTTGACCGCTTCCAGCAAGGTGGTGCGACCTGGCGTTGCGGCTTGCTTCTCCAGGCCCATCACTGCTGCGACCATGCAGACCAATGTTATCGGCAAGCACAAAAAAGCCCCACCCCGAAGGGCAGGGCCCGCTCTCCCCCTGTCAAGACTAGGGGACTTCGATCACGGCGGCACATTCGGCGCGGAGGATCCCCATGCCGATGGCCATGCGAGCAACAAACAGCTGCGCCTGGTAGATCACGTTGTAGTCGCCGCCAGGAGCAGTCATTTGCAGCTGCGGGCGACGCAGCGTCAGTACACCGATCGCATCCCGATGGAAGATCAGGGCGCGGCACTTCGACAGGTTCTGCTGGTAGGCAGTGTTCCGGTCAAAGCTGGTGTTGGTATAGGCCGCCTGGGTGACGTGGTTGGACCACATGACAGGCAGACCCTTGACCCGACCGATCGTGCCGCCGCCAAAGGTGCCGTTCGGCGACCCTTGGTTGTAGTCGGCATTGATCACCTTGCTGCCCTCGTTGAGGAAGTCGTGCTCGTCAGGGGGCACGACAACCACCAGGTCATCCGTGGGGACGTCCTTCTTCTGCATGGCGACCTTGATGTCACCGATGACGGAAGCGAGCTCGTCACCCTTGGCCTGCTTGCTGGCGGTGGCGTAGCCAGCGCTGAGCGTCCGTGCCGTGCCGGTGCGCCCGCTGTTGCTGGACTTGCTGAGCGGCTCGGTGGAGCGCTTGGCGGCGGCATAGAGCACCCGCGCAATGCGGGCATCTTTTTCGCGTGCCAAGGCCTCGCCCAGCTGGTGCATCATGTCCTGCCGGTACTGCACGTCCTCCATGAGGTCGTCCAGGTCATACACCGTGTCCGGTGCCACCAGCAGACCATCGAGGTTGATCACCTCCTCGTTGAGATCAGAAGGAGCGTTGCTTGGGTTGGGGTTGTTGGCGTCCGTGGGGACGTTGGTGATCGGCGTGCCAGGGGTGTGATACCCAGCAATCCGACGGCCGGTCACCTTGAACCGGGCGCTCTGGCCACGACGAATGGAGCGCTCTTTGACCCGACCGGTGAAAACGGTCTTGCGGTCAAAGGCGGTCAGAACTTCAGACATGCCCAGTTTCAAGAACAGGGCGTAGTTATCTGCGGCGCTGCCTTTGATTTGGCCAAGCCGCGACAGGGCAATAGCTGTCACTGCAAAGTGTGCGGTGAGCCTCTGCTACCTCCAGCGCATCGGTCAACAGGGTGTCGGCCTAGGCCGGCCTGTGCTCTGCGTGAGTGCAGATCAACTCATGCACCACTTCTACACGAAGATGGGAGAGCGTGCAAACTTGGCGTCGATGTAGCGCCTGTATTTTTCGTCCACCAAGTAGCGCTGCTTGCCGCCTTTGGTGAGCGCCTGCTTGGCCTCCATGGCTTCCTCCTCCGTCTCGAACACATCCAATGCAGGATTTGCATTGCCGCCACTGGCCATCACCAGGGCGGGCTCGGTGTCAGCGGAGGCTGCGCGGCCCTGCAGCCAGCGCACAGCAGCCCGTGCTGCAGCTGGATTGCCGGTGTTGACCGCCTCGTTGTAGTCGCTGAGCTCGGCCTCGCTGAGGTTGGCGGCACCCCACTGGCTGAGCTCAGCGAACTTGGCATCACCGCCCACCATGGTGCGGATCGCGGCGGCATCCTCATCACTCAGGCTGGCGGTGGGGGCTGCAGCCGCCTTGCTGGCGGCAGCCAGTGAGCCGGCTTCGTAGCGCTCGATCAGAGAAACAGGCAGGCCGAGGGCGCCCGCCAGCTTGTCGCGCATTGCGCTGGTGTCCTTGCCGGCGTACAGGTCATCGCACCATGCCTGCAGGCTGATGCCCTCCTGCTCAGCGGCGGCGACAACCGACTCGCCCCAGACCTCAACCGACTCGTCCCGGGTCATTGGCGCGGCAGGCTCCTGCGGCGCATCGGCCTGCTCGGCCGGCGCCGGCTCTGCGGCCCGTTGCCCGAGCTTCTTCTGCAGCTCCAGGTAGGCCTTCTCCAGATCGGCTGCGCTCTTGAACTTCCCCGCCAGGGGGCGCTGCTCCTCCTGCTCGGCCTCGGCTTCAACCTCGTCGCCTTCAACCGACAGGGTGGCGAAGTCAGGCGTTGCTGCTGGTGCTGGCGGTTGAACTGTGCCGGCGGCGAGCGCGGCATCCTCCTCGGCGATCTCCTGCAGGAAGCCGGCCAGGGCATCCTTGTCGTAGCCAGGGCCGGCCAGGGCCAGCTGGTCGGGGGTGGGCTGGATTGGGGTGGCGGTCATGGGCGTGGCAGAGAGTTTTCGTTGAGCTTGTGGTCGCCGCACCAGTCGTTGACGAACACAACTGGGTAGCCGTTCATCGTGGGGGCGTGCCGGCGGCAGCGGCCAACATCGACCGGGGGCAGGGTGATGCAGGGGCCTTCAATCTCCGGCCTGCTGTGATCCGGATACTTCGGCGCAAACCACATGCAGGTCTTGCACCGCATCTGCTCAGAGCGATGGACCCATGGATCAATCGGTGCGGGGACGGGATTCATTGGGGTGGTTCCTCAGTGGGTTGTTGCATGTCCTGAACGGTGGCCGCGGCGGTGGCCAGCTTCTGCGGATCCGCCACTGGCGATTGCAGCAGGGCCTGCTGCTGTGCCTGCTGCTGTGCTGCGGCCTGCTCCTCATCCAGCTGCTGCTGGGTCTTGATCAGCCCCACGGTGTCAATGCCCATTGCTGCCGCCAGCCGGCTGATCAGCTCGGTGGGCATCAGGTACTGCAGCGTGCCTTCAGGGGTGATGGTCTGCTGCAGGATCTGCATGAACCTGGCGTGGCGCTCCAGGTCATTGCCGCGGCCAACCGCAGCCAGGCCTACGCTCACCACCGGCTTGATTGAGTCATCCGGCAGTGGCGGCAGGCCGCCCGCTTTGGTGAGCAGGTGCAGCTTCCGGCTGATGTACGGGTACTGGAACTCCACCGTCAGGATGGAGTAGACGCTGCCGAGTGAGTTTTCGATCTGCTGCGCCTGCAGCCGCACCTCCTCGGCGGTGGTGCGCTCGCTGTCGCGCACGTCGGTGAGCATGAAGGCGGTCCCCAGCCGCGCCTGCACCCGCTGCAGCCGCTGCTCTGCCACGGCCAGGTCGCTGCCCTTGCCTACCTGCACCGCGGTGATGTCCTCCGGGTTGCCGGTCAGGCACGCCCCGTTGGCTGCCTCGTTGAACTGCTTGGCGGTGACAGCAGCGCCAGGCTTGGCCAGGAACCGGCACATGGCGCTGACCAGCGCGCCCTCGGTGACCGCTCGCGTCAGTGCGTTTGCGGTTTGCAGATCCGCCATGCAGGCCGCCTCGACGTAGCCGGGGCTGTAGTCCTCGGCGTCGATGCGGAACATGCGCAGGGGGATCCAGGGCGCCACGTCACGGGCGCTGCTGCCCTCGCTGCCAGGGATGCGCCGGCCCTTGATCTCCTGATGCCAGCGGCATTTGCCCTTCTGCCATTGGATGTGCGTGTAGACGCGGATCAACCGTTCATCCGGCTGCTGCTCCCGGCCGCCCCCGGGCAGCTCCTCGTAGATCGCATCCATCGGCTCCATCTGATCGAGGAGCTCCCGCGCTGCAGCCGGCAGGTCATCCGCCGGCATCCGCTCACAGGCCACGGCCTCCAGCGGCTTGCCCATTGGGTCGCGCCGCAGCACATAGCGGTAGAGGTTGAACACCTTGCAGCCTTCCTGCGGCACATAGAGCAGACAGTTCCCCGCC